CATGGTCCGGTCGACGGGGTTCACCAACAGCGGGGCGACGGCGGTCACGTCGTTCTCCCCGGCGATGCCGGCCGGGTTCGTCGCGGGGGATCTGCTGATCGGGATCGCTGTGAACGGGTCGGGGACGTCACCCGCGACCGGGCCGTCCGGGAACACGCTGATCTTGAATACGGTCGACGTGGGCGTGTTCAACATGGATGTCGTCCGGAAGGTCGCCGTCGGCGGGGACGTGTTCAACTGGACGATCGGGACGGCGCAGAAGTGGGCCGGCTGCGTCATCGCGATCACCGCCGGCAGCTACAACACGACCACCCCGGTGCAGGGTGCGGTCGGGGTGGCGCAGGGCTCCACCGCGACGTTGTCGTTCGTGACGCCGAGCTCGACGCCAGGCAACACCGACTCGCTGATCATCTGCGCGTTCGGTCAGCAGGGCGGGGCGACCTGGCAGTGCAACTCCACCGTCCCATCGATGGTGGAGCTCGCCGACACGACGTCGACGGGGACGACCCCGGCGAGCCTGGGCGCGTACGCGTCAGCGACCCCGCCGGCGGGGAGTTCGCTGACCCGGACCGGGACGGCCACGCTGAGCAGCGCGAACGCCTGCATGTTCCTGATGTTCGTCAATCCGTCCCCCGTGGTGGGGCCGCCGTCGCTGGTCATGGCGCCTAAGCGTTAGAAGGGGGCCCCTGATGGCACGTTTCGCAGCCGGGTGGCGTACCGGGGCGGGTTCGACGACGCTGCCGATCGCCAGCCTGTACGCCCCCGCCAACAACCAGCTGGTCATATATGAGATCGGCGTGTTCAACACGACCGCGACGGCGGTGGCGGTGGCGGTGCAGCGGCTGTCGACGACCGGTACGCAGGGCGCGGGTCAGACCGAGATCGGCATCGACGACACGATCGCCACCGCGGTGGGTACGGCGTTCACCACGCACTCCGTCGCCCCGACGATCACCGCCGGGTTCATCCGGGCCGCGACCTTGGGCGCAGCTGTCGGCTCCGGTGTGATCTTCACGTTCTCCGAGCGGGGTCTGCGGATCCCGCAGGGAACCACGAACGGGATCGGGATCACCATCCCGACCGGCACCGGGCAGATTGTCGACTGTTACTGGGAGTGGTCGGAATAGGAGCGTTTGTCCCGATCTGAGCCGGTAGCCACAGGAGGGGGGACCGGTGGGCACGCTCTATCCGGTCCCGCATCGGTCGACCACCCGCAGCCCCCAGCCGCGGCTGATAAGTCCGCCCGGCACAGCTGGCGTTGACGCCACCGCCACCCCGGCGACGGTCGCCGGCACCACCGTCATCTCGGCCACCGCCACCACCGGAGCCGTCTCCACCCCCGCGACCGTCTCCGGCACGGCGACGATCTCGGGTACCGCGCAGGCTGGTGCCGGCGTCGCCCCGGCCACGGTCGCCCCGGCTGCCGCGGTCATCTCGGGGACCGCTGCGGCGGGTGCGGTCGCCACCCCGGCGACGATCTCTCGCACCGCGGTCATCTCGGGGACCGCGCAGGGCGGGGCCGTAGCTGTTCCGGCGACGGTCTCACCTGCCGCCGCGGTCATCTCGGGCACGAATCAGCCGCCGAGTGTCCCGACCGGGCTGACGTCGACCGCGATCCGCTCGACCGAGGTGGACCTGACCTGGGACGCCAGCAGCGACGACTTCGGGGTGGCCTTCTACGAGGTCGTCGTTACCCCCGTCTAGGCAGGGAGTTGTCCTCATGGCCGTGATCAGTTACAACGCGTATCGCGGCGTCGCGAACGTCATGACCACCGGGCTGGATTCGCTGGCCGCGACCACAGGCAAGGCCATCAGCGCCGCGTTCGACAACTCAAGCGACCTTGACCCGTTCGCCGATTTCGAGCTGCTGGTGTCGAACGCCTCCGCCCCGACCGTCAACACGGTGTTCGAGCTGTACATCGTCCCGAGCATCGACGGCGGCACCAACTACGCCGACGGCTCCGCATCGATCCTGCCGCAGTCGGCCCTGTACGTGGGCGGTTTCGTGGTCCGCGCGGTCACGGGTGCGCAGCGGATGGTGCTTCCCGGGATCCGCATACAGCCGGGCTTCATGAAGTTCGTGGTGCAGAACACCACCAACCAGACTCTCTCGACGGGCAACACCCTGCGCTGGAACAAGTACTCCATGAAGGTCGTCTGACGGAGGGGGCAAGCTGGTGGCCGTGTTCAGCATCGCCGCACTGAAGACCGAGATCAACTCGGATCCGAAGGCTCTCGGTTATGCGGCCCTGCGCGCCCAGTCGAACGGCCCGCAGGCCCTCGCGGTCAGGCTCAACACGCTGGGGGCGTCCGCCGAGACGGTCACCGCGACGTACCTGCAGGTTGAGGATGTGGTCGCCGCCCTGGTGCGTGCCGAGTACGACGCCTTGTCGACGGCCGCCAAGGATTACCTGAACGTGGTCCTGAACGCGCCCCGCGTCAAATCCGGCGACGCGACCTTGCGCACCCAGTTGGGGGCGTTGTTCGCTGCGGGCACGGCGACCCGCGCCAACCTGCTCGCGCTGGCGACCCGCCCGGCGTCTCGCGCTGAGGCGCTGTGGGGCGAAGGTGTCTCGGTCACCGATGCGCAGGCCGCTGAAGCCATAACGCCGTGACCTTCGCGGTCACCACCGCCCCGGCGACGGCCCGGCTGGTCAAGCCGAAGCTGGCGGTGGTCCGGCACGCCTGCCGGCTGCCGTGGATGTGGGACAGCCTCGTGTTCGGGATGCCGCTGCTCGGCGGGAACACCGAAGGCCTGCGCGACATCGTCAACGGCGTGTCCTCCGACGCTCAGACGGCGGCGACGTACGGGCGTGACGTGTGGGGTAACCCGTACTGGATCTGCGTTCCGGCCAACTCCAGCCGGGTCACCTGGACTGACAGCCCCAGCCACGACAGCCCCTCGACGGAGGTCACCGCCTATGTGCGGATGATGCGTTCCGGCACGCAGGACGCGTTCGGGCCGACGTTCGCAATGGTCGGGGCAACGTCTGCCCCCTTCGCTACGTGGGTCATTCAGGACGCCGGAGCGGGCACCGGCACCCTCTTCGGGGCCATGGCGATATCGGGCGCGCAGCAGGTCACCGCCACCTCGACAGCTCCCGCCGCGAGCGTGTGGCTGAACATGTTCTTCCGCTGGCGGTCCGGCGAGAAGTTGGCGCTTGACGTTCTGCTCGACGGCGGGGCGACCGCCATGACGCAGGTATTGTCGGCCGCTACCCAGTCCGGGACCTTGTCGTACGTCGCCGCGAAGGGTGTAGGGCTGTGCGTCGCGGACAGCACCACCAACCAGTACGGCGGGAACTACTCCCAGGCGATGATCTGGGATCGGAAACTGTCCGACGCTGAGATCGTCGCGGTCGCGGCTGATCCGTTCGCGTGGATGCAGCCCCGCCGGGAGACGATCTGGCTGGTCGCCGCGGATCCGGTCGTCGACGCCACCGCAACCCCGGCCACGGTCGCCGGAACCGTGGCCATCTCCGGCACGGCGCAGGCGGGTGCCGTCCCGGCCCCGGCCACCGTGGCCGCTACGGTCGTCATTTCGGGTACCGCGCAGGCGGGTGCGAAGCCGACCCCGGCCACCGTTGCCGGCACTACTACGATCTCCGGGACCGCGTCGGCGTCGTCCACCGTGACTCCGGCGACCGTCGCCCCGGCCGCGGCCGTCATCTCCGGCACCGCCCAGATGGGCGTGCAGATCACCCCGGCGACAGTCGCCGGCGCGACGACCATCTCCAGCACCGCTCAGGCCGGTGCGGTCCCAGCCCCCGCGACGGTCGCCGCTACGGCGACGGTTTCCGGCACCGCCGCCGCCGGCAGCACCGCCACCCCCGCCACCGTGGCCGGAGCCGCGGCCATCTCCAGCACCGCCCAGGGCGGCGCGGTCGCGGCTCCGGCGACGGTCTCCGGGTCCGTCACGATCTCCGGTACCGCCTCCACTACGGGCGGCGCCACCGTAACCCCCGCCACCGTCGCGGCCAGCACGGCGATCACGGGCACGGCTGTAACGGGCAGCGCCTCTGTTCCGGCCACGGTCGCCGGGACCACCACGATCTCCGGGACGGCGGCGGCCGGAGCGGTCGCCGCGCCTGCCACGGTCGCCGCTGCGGCGACCGTCTCGGGTACCGCCGGCGCGGGTGCCACGGCGACCCCGGCCACGATCTCCCGCACCACTGTCATCTCCGGCACGGCGCAGGCGGGCAGCGCGCCGACACCGGCGACGGTCACCGCGACGACCGTCGTGTCCGGGACGGCGTTCACCCCGATCACACCGGCCACGGTGGCCGGCGTCGCGTCCATCGGCGGCGTAATAGCCGGGCATGACGTCGCCCGGACGTTCACGTTCCCCGGCACGACGGGCACGGTGACCGGGCTGATCCCGGGGACCAACTATCAGGCGACGGTCCGGGCCGTCGACTCGATGGGCCTGCGGTCCGCCGACTCGGCGCCGTATCCGTTCACCACTCCGGGCGGAACCCCCAGCCCGGTCACCGTCGCCGGGTCCACCACGATCTCCGCCACGGCTGCGGCGGGCTCCAGGTCCACCCCCGCGACCGTGGCGGGTACAGCCACCATCTCGGGCACCGCCCAGGCCGGTGCGGTCGCCGTTCCGGCCACGGTCGCCGCCGCCGTGACCATCTCCGGCACCGCGGGCGCGGGCTCGACGGTCCTGCCCGCGACGGTCGCCCCGGCTGCCGCGGTCATCTCGGGCACCGCCCGGATGAGTGTCGCGATCACCCCGGCCACGGTCGCCCCGTCCGCGGTGGTCATCTCCGGGACGGCTCAGGCGGGTTCCGTACCCGCACCGGCCACCGTCGCCGCCACAACCGTCGTCTCCGGCACCGCGTCGGCCGGGTCGACAGCGACCCCAGCGACGGTCGCCCGGACTGTTGTCATCTCCGGCACGGCTGCCGCGAGCAGCACCGCCACCCCGGCCACGGTCAGCCCGGCCGCGGCTGTCATCTCGGGGTCGGCGTCGACCGCCAGCGGTTCGACCGCCACTCCGGCGACCGTCGCGCCCGCTACGGCCGTCGTCTCCGGTACGGCGTCGGCGTCGTCCACCGCCGTCCCGGCCACCGTTGCCCCGGCCGTCGCGGTTATCTCCGGCACGGCCCAGGCCTGCTCGACCGCGATCCCCGCCACGGTCAGCCCGGCCGCAGCGGTCATTTCCGGGACGGCGCAGACCGGCTCGACTGCCACACCGGCCACGATTTCCCGCACGGTGGTCATCTCCGGCACCGGCTCCGCCGGCAGTACCGCGACCCCGGCGACGGTCAGCCCGACTACGGTCACCGTCTCCGGGACGGCGCAGGCGGGTGCTGTTCCCGCACCGGCGACCGTCGCCCCGGCCGCGGCGGTCATCTCCGGCACGGCGACGACCGCATCCGGGAACACGGCCACACCCTCGACCGTCAACGCGACGGCCACGGTCGGCTCGCCCACCCTGCACACCGGCTCGACGGCCGGCCCCGCCACCGTCGCAGCTACCACGACGATCACCGGTGCCGCGCAGGGCGGGGCTGTAGCCGCACCGGCGACGGTCACGGGGTCGGCGCAGGTCGGCTCTGTCGTATTCAGTTCCAGCGCCACGGCGGCGCCAGCAACGGTGGTTGTCGCCGCCACTGTCGCGGCGCCGTCCGTTTCGCAGGGCGCCGGAGCGGCCCCGGTCACGGTCACAGCCCACGCGTATGTCGGGGCTGTGGTCGTGACGGTGGTCGGCCGTATCACCTATCGCCCGAACACCGGCACGACTACGCGTCCGGCTGGCGGCACGACTACCCGGCCGAGCTCCGGCATGACCGGGCGGCCCGGTAGCGGTATCACCGTGCGCCCTTATACGACGACAACAAATAGGCCGTAAGGAGGCGTGATGTCGATCGAAGGCGCCGTCGCCCGCGGCCGGGCCCTCGCCGAGCGGTTGATGGTGGAATCCTGCGTGATCAAGCGCCGCACCGGCGAGACCACTGGTGCGGGCGGTGTCATCACCCCGACGTACGGCGCTGACCTGTACACGGGTCGATGCCGGGTCCAGGTCACGTACAAACGGCCCGGTGAGGGCGTCAACGTCGGTGAGGCGTATCTGGTCCTCGAGCGGCATGAGGTGCAGCTGCCCGTGTCGGTGACCGGGCTGGCCGAGGGCGACCAGATCACGATCACCGCCTCCGTCCTGGACCCGGACCTGGTCGGCCGGGTGTACGTGGTTCATGACGTGCTCCGCAAGTCGCATCTGACGTCGCGCCGGGTAACTGTGATCGAGGTGACGTCTTGATCCGGATCGTGTCGCCGGGCCTGGATCAACTCGCCGCCGACCTCGTCGAGGCGCAGGACGCGATAGTCCCGGCCTCGGCGAAGGTCACCGGCATGGCCTGCAACAACATCAAGAAAGACGTGCAAAAACGGTGGAGTGGATTGGTGCACCTGCCGCACCTGCCACGCTCGATCACCTACGACGTGACCACGAAGGGCCCACTCGTCGTCGGCGATGTGGGCGCGGACCACGCACTGCCGCAGGGCAAGCTGGCCTGGATCCCGGAACTCGGAACCCCCACCAGCGCCCCGCACCCGGCGTTCCGGCCGGCCGCCGAGAAGGAACAGCCCGCTTGGGAGATGTTCCTCGCCAAGGTGGCCGCTGAGGCCCTCGAATGATTGACGAACACGCGGCCGCGCTGCTGGCGCTGCTCGACGCCGACAATGCGGCTCCGGCGCTGGTCGTCTATGACGGTAAGGCGCCGAGCCCGCTCCCGGACGTCAAGACGAACCCGTATGTGCTGGTCTACTTCGACAGCAACGATCCCGAGTTCGACTTCGACGCCCACCCGTGGCTGTTCCAGATGACGGCGATCTGCCACTGCGTGGGCGGCAGCGCGAAGGCTGCCCGGATGGTCGCTGACCGGGTCCGTACCGCGCTGGTCGGTGTGACGCCGACGGTCGCGGGCCGGTCCTGCTATCCGATCAGCCGGGAGTCGGGTGTGCCGCCGCAGCGCGACGAGTCGACCGGATCGCTGGTCATGGACCAGATCGACTTGTACGTGCTGCAGTCCATTCCCGGCTAGCGGCTGAGGTTTAGCACCAGGGTCAGGGCCGCGTAGGCGACAACTGCCACGACCAGGGACACCACCCACCCGGTGGGTTGGGCGATGAACCACACCAGCCAGCCTGCGGCGAGCGAGTAGAGGATCCGGTTTCCCTGGCTGCGCGCACTCCAGGTGAATCGCCGCCGATCCATTCCCGTCATGCCGTCAATGTACGGCCTGCGCGCAATAAATCTTTGTCCGATTCCAGAAGGAGGTGCGCCGGATGGCGCTCATCACCGTGGCCTCTGTGCCAGGCCAGACGAAGGTGACGGTTGCCGGTGCGGCCGTCGCCGCGACGGACACGGTCGCGGCTGCTGACATCGGCCAGAGCGGTGTGCTGCTGAACGTCATCAACGGCGCCGCCTCCCCGATCACCGTGACGATCTCCGACCCCGGAAACACGGTTGTCGGGAACGTCGGCACCACGACCGCGCAGTCCGTCGCGAACGCTACCGACGGCTGGTTCCGGATCCTGCCCGGCCACGTGAACCCGGCCACCGGCGTGGCGACGGTCACCTATTCCAGCATTACGACCATCACCTACAAGGCATTCAAGGCCTAGGAGCGCCGTCGATGACCGAAGTGAAGAAGTATTGGATCTCCGACGTGGGCGGGGTCAAGGCCGTGGTCGAGGGCGCTGAGGCGCGCGACGAGTGGACCAGGGTCCGCGGCTGGTCGGAGACGACCGAGCCGACCGGCCAGGAGTTCCAGTGGATCCGCAACGCCGGCCACGGCGGCAAGGGCGTCATGAATCACGAGGCTGTGCTGTTGCACGCGGGCCTCGGCTGGTTCCCGTCCGGCCCTGAGGGCTACGACGAGCCGGTCGACGCGCCCCCTGAGCCGGCCAAGAGTTCCCCGAAGTCCGCGGCGAACGCCACCAGCGGCGACAAGAACTGACGAAAGGGCCCGGCGGCGACTCACGATCGCCCCGGGCTGTGGCCATTCCTCTCTAGAAGGAACGACATGAACAAGGTAACGGGTCTTTGTACCGCCGACGACTGCGACCGGCCCGCCGTGTCGCGGCCGAGCTTCTGCTTGAAGCACTACAAGCGGTGGAAGCGACGCGGCACTACGCACGACGTCACGCCGGAAGAGCGGTTCTTCTCGTACATCCAGTCGACGTCCGAATGGGACGCGTGCTGGGTGTGGACGAACCGCCACGGCGTCGGCGGTTATGGCCAGTTCTGGATCGGCCAGAAGGCGCACCTCGCACACCGCTGGGCCTATGCGTTCCTGCGATCGCCAATCCCTGAGGGTCTTGCTCTAGATCACCTTTGCTCCAACCCGCCTTGCGTCAACCCATGGCATCTCGAGCCGGTTACGCAGCGGGAGAACCTCCGGCGCAGCAAGAACGTCGTCGGGGTGAATGCACGGAAGGCGGAGTGCCTGCGAGGCCACGCCTTCGATTCAACGAACACCTATATCGACTCGCGCGGCCGGCGGTTCTGCCGGGCGTGCGCGCGCATTCGCGCACAAGCAAATCGAGGGCCGGGTGATCCGGCATGACCTAGGAGGTCGAGTCCGATCGCGGACATCACAGCCGACGGAAAAACCCGGGTCTACTGGGTCACGACCATCGCGAACCAGAACGCGCCGACCACGTCCGAGCTGAACGCTGGGATTGCGTTGCAGAGCACGCTGACGGCCGACGGGCTGAACGGCTTCAACCCGGCCACCGCCGACGTCGACACGAGCGCGCTCGACAGCACCTTCACGACGAACGTCAATGGCCGTACCAGCTTCTCGAACGTGACGCTGCGCCTGAAGAAGCAGCTCGCCGGTGACACGATCTTCACGACCCTGGTCCGTGACACCGCGGGATTCCTGGTCATCCGCCGCTCCGTCGCGTCGACGACAGCCTGGACGAGCGCGCAGGCGTGCGAGGTCTACCCGGCGCTGTGCGAGGAAGTTTCACGCATGGACCCGGCGCCGAACACGGTGGAACGCTACGAGATCGGCCTGAAGATCACCGCGTCGCCGTCGCTGCGGGCCGCTGTCGCCTAGTCCGAACCACCCTCAGCACCACCTCTACGAGCTCCCGGCACGGGGGCTTTTTTCGTGCGCGGCCGGTGTTCTCCCGAGCCTGGCCGCGCACCCCCAAAATCATCGGGAGATCGGGAGCAACACCATGACCACTGAACCGCACAACCCTCAAAACGTCGAGGGTGAGAGCTTCGACCGGCCCGGCCCCCTTGGAGCTTCGCTCCGCACGCTCGTCTGCGATTGGCTGCGCGCCAATGGGATCACCCCCGCGCACGTCGCCGCCGACTCCCGAGCCACGATGGTCGACGGACACGTCACCCTGATCATGAAGGTGCGGGGCCCAAACGGGACAGACGTGATCGCGCCCGAGGGGAACGATGTCCTGAAGGAAACCAAGACCTTCCCCGTCATGGTGCCGCCGCCTCCGCTGGTCGAAGAGTGGCTCGCGCCCAGATGCCCCACGTGCGGGCGGTGAGCGGGCGGTGAGCGGCAAGGCCACAACGAAGAATTTCAAGGCGATGCTGGCCGAGGCCCGGCTGCCGGAACGCACCGTGCCGGTCTGCTTCCGCGGTGATCTGGTAGCGGAGTTCCAGCAGCTCGAGCACGAGCTGGAGCAGGTTCGCAAGGCGAACCCTGACAGTCTCGACTCGGGCGTCGGTGAGCTGCTCGAGCGCATGGAAGCGATCCAGGCCGAGATGCGGGAGAACACCTACGACGTCCGGCTGCGCGCCATGCCCGGGCCGCGCTACCGCGCCCTGGTCGCCGAGCACCCGCCGCGGCGCGACGACAACGGCAAGATCGTCGAGGACGACGCCGACTTCGGCCTGAACGTGGTGACGTTCTGGCCGCCGTTCATCCGGGGCAGCATCATCGACCCGGAGCTGGCGACCAACGCGGACTGGGAAGACTTCGTCGAGGGCATCACCGACTACCAGTACGGCGAGCTGGGCAACGCCGCGTTCATGCTCAACCGCAGCGGCGTCGACATCCCTTTCTCGCTCGCCGCCTCGACGATGAAGCGGAGTTCCGGCGGCGAGTAGAGACCGCCGACCGGCTCGGTATCCCCGGGTCGCAGCTCGACGGCCGCGAGCCCGTCACCGAGACCCGCTACGTCTACGACCGCCGCGGCCGGCTCGTCCGGTCGGTCACCACGACCGAGTCCCGCTGGACGGAGCAGGACCGCGGCGAGGCCCTCGCCCTGGCCTTGTACCGGGAGCGCCCCTGCCCGTGCGGCTGCGGCAACCCGGCTGAGCTGACCCTGCTGCCTGAGGACAAGGGCCCGCAGTGGGTGGTCGACGAGACCACCTGCACGGCCCGGCTCGCCCTCGTCGAGAAGCAGAACGCCGTGCGTGAGTCGCCGCGCGCCAAGTACCTCGCCGCCAGCCTCTGGACTGTCCGACCTGGGAGGGGGTGACGCGGTGCGCACCATCGGAGTTCGCCTCACGGCCGATACATCGGGGTACATCTCCGGTCTGGCCCGGGCCGGCGCGGCGACCAGGGACTTCACCGGGCAGATGGACAAGGCCGCGAAGACCGGCCACCTCGACAAGGTCGCCGACCAGGCCACGAAGTTCGGTATCGCCGGGGTCGCCGCGTTCGGCCTGGTCGTGAAGTCCGCCGCCGACTTCGACAAGCAGATGTCTGCCGTGTCGGCGGCCACCCACGCCAACACGGCGGACATGGCCGCCCTGCGTGCTGCGGCGCTGCAGGCGGGCAAGGACACCCAGTTCTCGGCGACCGAGGCCGCGAAGGGCATCACCGAGCTGTCCAAGGCGGGCGTGACCACCGCCGACGTCCTCGGCGGCGGGCTGAAGGGTGCGCTGTCGCTCGCGGCTGCCGGGCAGATCGACGTCGGCCAGGCCGCGGAGGTCGCCGCGTCGGCGATGACCCAGTTCAAGCTCAAGGGCGACCAGATCCCCCACGTCGCGGACCTGCTCGCCGCAGGCGCCGGCAAGGCGCAGGGGTCCGTGCAGGACATGAGCGCGGCGCTGAACCAGTCGGGTCTGATCGCCGCCCAGACGGGCCTGACGATCGAGGACACCACCGGCACCCTGGCGGCGTTCGCCAGCGCCGGCCTGACCGGCTCCGACGCCGGCACCAGCTTCAAGACGATGCTGCAGGCGTTGCAGGCCCCCTCGGCGAAGTCCGCCGGCCTGATGAAGGACCTGGGCGTCTCCGCCTACGACGCGCAAGGCAACTTCGTCGGGATCACCGCCCTCGCCGGGCAGCTGAAGACCCAACTCGGCAAGCTCACCCCGGAGCTGCGGGCGAACGCGCTGGCGCAGATCTTCGGCTCGGACGCCACCCGCGCCGCGTCGGTGCTGTACGAGCAGGGCGCCGTCGGAGTCCAGACTTGGATCGACAAGACCAACGACGCCGGCTACGCCAGCAAGACGGCGGCGCTGCTGACCAACAACCTGGCCGGCGACATCGAGCGGCTCAAGGGCTCCCTCGAAACCTTGGCCATCTCGTCCGGCTCGGGCGCGAACAGCGGCGTGCGGGTGCTGACGAAGGGCCTGAACGGGCTCGTCAACCAGTTCCTCAACCTGCCGCCCGCCGTCGGGTCGACCGTCACCGTCCTCGCGGGTGTCGGTGGTGCGGCCGCGCTGGGGCTTGTCGGGTTCGTCAAGCTGCGCAAGGGTGTGGCCGAGGCCGCCGCCCAGCTGAACTCGATGGGCCCGGCCGGCGAGAAGGCCGCCACCGGCCTGGGGAAAGTGGCGTCGGTCGCGGGTAAGGCCGCTGCGGCGTTCGTTGTTTGGCAGGCCGCGATGGCCGCCGCGAACGCCTTCCAGGACAACACGGCCACCAACACCGAGGCGATGGCGGTCGGGCTGCAGAAGTTCAGCCAGGGCGCCCAGCTGTCCGGCGAGGCCGCCCGGGTGCTCGGCGGGAACCTCGAGAACCTGACGACCGGTTTCAAGTACCTGGCCGACGCCGACAACGGCCGCCGCAAGGTCGTCAAGGGTCTGCAGGAGGCGCTGGAATCGGCCGTGACGCCCCTGGCCGGATATGCGAAGTCGCTGACGAACACCCAGGCGCAGATCGACGCGATCGACCAGTCCCTGGCGTCGATGGTGTCCGCGGGCAACGCGCCCGAGGCGGCGGCCACCTTCGAACGGCTCAGCCATGTGCTGGCCGTCAACGGTGTCACCGTCGACGAGGTCAAGAAGAAGTTCCCCGGCTACGCCGCCGCGGTCGAGAAGGCCGGCGCGGCGACCGGCAAGCTGTCCGACGCGATGAACTGGGTCGGGCCGATGTCCGACAAGGCGAAGGCCGCGATCGACGGGGCCGGGTCCGCGGTCGAAGGAATTGTCGGGCCGACCGGCACCGCCGCCGCCGCGACCAAGAAGTACGCCACCGCCGCCGACGCCGCCGCCGACGCCGCCCGCGGTGAGTCGAGTGCGCTGATCAGCCTCAGCAACGCGATGAAGGCCGAAGTCGACCCGGTGTTCGCCCTGCTGAACGCTGAGAACGCTATGGCGGAGGCGCAGAAGAACGCGTCGAAGGCGGTCAGGGAACACGGCCGTAACAGCGTCGAGGCGAAGGACGCAACCCGTAACCTGGCCTCCGCGGCGATCGACCTGCAGGGCAAAGCCGGCGCGCTGGGCGCCACGTTCGACGGCAAGATGACGCCGGCTTTCCGCAGGACCCTGACCGCGGCCGGGCTCACCGACCGGCAGATACAGGACGTCGCGAAGCAGTTCCGCCAGGCCAAGTCCGACGCGGACAAATATGACGGCAAGTACGTCGCGCACGTTTCCACGACGGGCGTCGAGGTGGCAGCGGCCAAGCTGTCGCAGTTGGTGGTCCTGCAGCAGGCCCTGCGCAAGGGCGTGTCGATGAGCGCCGCCCGCGCCCTGTCCGGTGACGCGGCGGCGGCGAGGGACCGGGGGCTGTTCGCCGAGGGCGGCTGGACCGGGCCCGGGACCAAGCATCAGCCGGCGGGTGTCGTGCACGCCGACGAGTTCGTCGTGCAGAAGGCCTCCCGGGCCCCGCTGGAGGCGGCGAAGCCGGGCGCGCTGGACTACATGAACACGACCGGCCGGTGGCCCGGATACGCCGGTGGCGGCTACGTGTGGCCGTACCCGACGACCGCGTCCAGGACCCGGATCCCGTCGAAGGCGGAGGCGACGGCGGCGGTCATGCCGTCGTTCGGCAACTGGCCGTCGAGCCCCGGCGCGCAGCGCGGCGACTCCGGGGTGTGGCGCAGCATCGTCGCCCTGATCAAATCCACCGGCCCCCTGTCGGGCAGCTTCGGCAACGCCTACCGCCCCGGAGATCCCCTCTGGCATGGCAGCGGCCGCGCGGTGGACTGGATGGGTTTCAACCAGGACCGGCTCGCGACGTTCCTGGCTGCCCGGCGTCCCCTCGAGCTGATCCACCGCACCAACCGGCGTGACTACGCCTACACCCGCGGCGTCAACAAAGGCTCGTTCAACAACTCGCTCATGCAGGCGCACCGCAACCACGTGCACATCGCCATGGCCGGCGGCGGCGTCATCAACGAACCGGTGGCCGGCGTCGGCGCGTCCGGCAGGTCGTACTCCTTCGCCGAACGCGGCACGGAGACGGTACTGCCGGGTGTCTGGCACCGCGCCGACGCAGGCGGTGCAGGCGGCGGACCGGTCACCTACGTGACGGTCGGGTCGCCGGTCATCAACGTCAACGGCTCCAGCTACTCGCCGCAGCAGATCGCCGCCGAGGTCAACCGGCGCCTCGGCGCCCAGATCGACCAGTACGCACGGACGGGGAGCTGATGGCGGAGACCCACCAGCTGGCGTTCGTCGACAGCATCGCCGCCAGCCCGACGATCCGGCTCAACCTGCACAGCGGAACCCGCGGACCGTTCAACCTGCAGGCCGGCACCCGTTTCGACCCGCCACCACTCAAGCGTGCCCTGACGTCGACGCTGCTCGCCGACGGCGGCGTCCCGACCAGCTCGGCGTACGACAACCGGGTCATCACCCTGCAGCTCGGCGTCATGGACGGCGGCGACTTCCGCGCCCCCGACCCGGCGGCAACGTCGATCCAGCTGCTGATGCGCGAACTGGACCGGCCGTCGAACTTCCTGCGGTATCAGGCGGGCACGTCGGCGCCGGTGTTCTTCCGCACCTACCGGTCCGGCCCTGACGCGATCGACTTCAACCCGAACCAGCGCACCGTCACAGCGACGCTGCTGGCGGAGCCGTTCGCGTACGGGCTGGAGGAGACGCAGTCCGGCACGGCGGTGGGCAACAACCCGGCGTCCGGGATGGTCCTGGACATCACCAGCCCCAAAGGTGACGTCGACACCCCGCTGTACCTGTCGATGACCGGCACCATGGGCGTCACCGGCCGGCTGCAGTCCGGGCTGGCGATGCGCCGCCGCGGCACCCCGTCGGCGACACCGTTCGTGTTGCAGGCCGAAGCGATGACCCAGGGCACCGACACCACGACCCAGGCCAACAGCGCCTCGTTCTCCGGGTCCGGCAACAACTGGTCGCGGTGCACGTTCGCCACGGTTACGACAGCCCTCGCGCGGGTGTCGACGACGACGTTCCCCGGCTCGGCCAGCATCGACGCCCGCGGCACCTACCGGGTGTTCCTGCGTAACCGGCACACCGTCGGCGGGGACACCATCACCGTGCAGCTGCTGTGGGGTTCGTCCACCACGACGATCCTGAACGACGTCGTCACGCTGTCCGGCAACGTCAACATCCAGTACACCGACCTGGGCCTGGTGCAGATCCCCGCCGGCTACGACCCGGTGTACGACGGCCTGTCCGGCGTGGAGATCCCCGCCGCCGGCGGGTTCTTCGCCGTGTCCGCGCGCCGCGCCGCCGGCTCGGGGAACTTCGACATGGACTGCCTGCTGTTCATGCCGGCCGACGACCGGCTCGAGTTCATCAAATGGCCGGCGGCCGCGGGCGGTACGGACATCTTCGTCGCCGAGGGCGGGCCACGTCCGGCGGCGTACTCGACGACGTCGGGCGGGAACCTGATCTCGACGCAGCCCATCGAGATCGCCGGTGGCGGCCTGATGCTCACCCCGGGCCGCACCAACCGCCTGTTCTTCGCCCGGGACCTTGGCGCCGGGGTGGCCGCGGCCGGTACGGGCGACGACCTGGCCGCGTCCACCACGATCACCCCGTCGTACTTTCCCAGATATTTAGGGGGCTTTCGCCCCGTGGTGTCATGAGTGTGCCCGAGGCGCTGTCGATCCGGCTGCGTACGACGGCCCGGGACATCAACATCACGTCCGAGGTCGACGACCTGGTGTTCGGGTCGACGTCGCCGGGCGGGTACGACACGGCCACGCTAAGCCTGCACCGGCCGCTGCGTTTCACCCCCGGCGAGGTCGCCCAGTTCGGCCGGCTCTACATCTACGACGCCCGCAACGCCAGCACCGTGTGGGAGGGCCGGCTGCAGGACCCGGGCCGCACCGCCGGCGGCGACGGCGAGGTGTACCAGCTCGCCGCGGTGGGCGGGCAGGCGCACCTGCAGGACGACACCCGGCAACTCATCTACATCGACACCGACCCCAACCGCTTCGAGAAGATCGACGCCGCGACGGCGGCCGCGCAGGCCGACCATCTCGCCGACACCGGCGCGAGCGTGTCCGTCGACACCCCGGCGCTGATCCTGCGGATCCCGCAGGGCACCGCCGTCGACGGCGCGATCCCGTCACGGTCGGTGTCCGCGCACACCGGTATCGCCGAGGCCGGGCAGAAAATATCTAAGGTCGCATTCGACTGGGACTGCGGGCTCACCGCCGCGACCCTGACCTGTTCCCTGTACGCGGCCACGCAGGGCGTCGGGCCCGCGGACGTGGCGTGGACGACCACGTTCAACACCGCCGGCGGCTCCGAGGACAAGACGATGGACACCGGCGCCGGATCGTCGGCGTGGACCAACGGGCGTAACAAGCCGATCCTGCGGTTCCACTACACCGGCGCCGCCGGCAACGTGTCCGCGGACACGTGGTGGCTGCAGATCACCAACCTGTGCGTGCGCACCGTGATGTACAACAAGGCGGGGGTGGAGATCACCGCGACGCAGACCTTACGTACGGTCCTCGCGTCGGAGGTGGTCGCGGACCTGCTCGGGCGGATCCTCACCACGACCATCGACGGCGCGAACGCGACCGTCACGACCACATCGTTCCCGAT